ACTCTCGCCCATTGGGAAAAGGGTGACAGAACTCCGCCAGTTTGGGCTGAAAAGTTACTAATTGACGCAATAAACCGCATAAACGAAAACAAATAAAAAATAGGTGGCACGTAGCCACCTATTTTTATATGTCCTATTTATTGTACAGTCCGCAACGGTATTCCCTACAAATTGCCCTTAGGTCTTTGTAGGACAAACCCAGTCTGCCCTGTTCATCACCCTGTACCGCACCGTAGTCCATAGCCGCCTGCACCGCAGGACGCGCCCACGACGGCATATTGTCATCATTGAAGTCGTATACCATTGTAGTTTGAACTACATTCACCAACTGTTGGTTGATGTTTTTTAAATCGGCAATTTCCGCCGCCTGTTTTTCGATTAATTCTTTTAATTCTGTATATTGTGACATTGTTAAATCCTCGCTTTCTGTTTCCTGCCCTGTTATACCCTTAAATATTGCTTTTGCGAACTCTGTTGCGCCTATTTTTTTGTATTTGTCTGCGTCGTCAGTGTCAACGAAACAACACTCAACCAACATAGCTTTGGCGTTGCTATGGCGAACGACGTACAACTTCGTACCGTTTTTTATTCCCCTGTTGTTATAGCCTAATGCACTAATAGCTTTGCAGGTATTTTCGGCTTCGGGGAACGTTTCCCCTTGATACGTCCATACCTCCGTGCCTCTGCCTCCGCCACTGTTAAAATGGATTGACACGAACAAATCCAACGGCTGTGCATTTGCCATATTTACGATATTGCTTAAATTTGCGCCGACACTGTCGGCGTGGTCGTTGGTGCAGTCATACACGGTATGACCGGCGCTACGCAACAACGTTTCTAACGCATAACCGACGTTACGTGCCTCTACGCTCTCGTCTATGTGGCCGACCGCACCGCAACCGACTTCACCACTGACGGTGTGTCCGCAGTTTATTCCTATTCGCATATTTCATTACACCTCTTTCAATTCAATATCTTCCATTACTGCTCGCGCCTCTAAAATCGCCAAATAGTCAGCCATTGCGTTTAGTTGTATGTCGTATGTACTGCGTGGACACGTTGGGAAAAATTTTAATTTTCCCCTGTCCCATTCCTCCAACATTTTCTTTAATCCTTTGAACCTATTGGCTAATTGATAATATTCCGCCTTGAAACGTTCCTTATAATCTGCACTATTCATCAGTGCAACGGTATCTTGTAACGTCATATTTTATTCCCCCTTTTCGTTATTCACTTCCGGCAATCCCGTCGCAACTGATGTCAGCAACGACAGTACGCCTGCCAATGCCGCCGCTGATGCAACCATTACCCAGTTGACGTCACCCAGTACGGCGGCCGTACCGATTGTCGCAATCGCTGTCTGTGCAATCGTCTTGATTGCTCTTATTCCTGCACATTTAAACCATTCTTTCATTTTTACATACCTCCTAAAATACTAAAAACCCAACATTTTAATAAAATAACCTATCAAACCGCCGACTAATGCCGTAATAATGGCGGTAACTACTGTTTCGTATCGCTTTGTAGGACGTTTTTCTATTTCGTCTACCCGTGATGTAATATCGTTTACGTCCTCTCTCATTGCTTTAGTTTCAGTAGCAATTATATGAACACTTTCTGTCAGTTTTTCGATACCGTCAATTCTGTGGTGTGCCGACTTGGTGGACTGCTCTACGGCAGTCAGACGCTCCCATACTTCTTTTTCATTTTCTGCCTCCATATCAGCCCTCCATAATTTCTTTTTTCTCGTTCACTGTGATATATCCCGCCTTGACGAATATATCTAAATGCTTTTCTTTGTAAATACCCATTTGATAGTATTTACGTATCAATGTTTTATTCACCGTCAACACCTGCCTTTAACTCTGCAATCTGCAACATTAGCATTGCGTTGATTTCATCCTGTGACATTGTTTCGTCACCGTTCATAACGGACTGAACATATTGTTTCATATCCGACATACTGTCAAATGTTTTTGACTGTATCTGTGACAGCTGTTCTGATGTCGGCTGTTTAAATATGATGCTCGTATGCTGAATTTTTGCAATTTCTGTGTCCATATCGAAATTGTCGTCAGTTTCGGCGAATTTATCATTGACAATCCTACGTTTTATACGTAATATGTCGCTGTCAGTTCGTATTCCGTACACCGTGCCATCAATTTCGACACCGCGTTCATAGAAATACGCTGTTCCGTTTTTCATATAAAATTTGTACATATTCGACCCCCTTAACTCCACGCAACCGTATTACCTTCAGCCACACAACCTTCGTCCAGTTGACCTATTGAGCTTGCACTTGTGATATTGCCCGTTACAACCGACGAAGCGTTAGCTTCGATAACGTACAGATTTTCTAATTTGTTTGTTGCCGCAGATAATAGAATCACATTATCACGACAAAATGCCTTATTTGCATAAATGATATAGTATCCCTTAACTTCTGTACTATCCGTTGTTATAATAGACAGATTTTTAATATAATTGTTTGCGAATGTTGCTTCTACACCCAAATCAAAAGCGCAGTCACCTTCTTTTACATTTAATCCAAAGAATGTATTGTCATTGCAGATACTTCTCAATTTGACTGCTATACACTCGTTCAAATCTAACGAAATAAATACATTATTGGCTGTATTACCTGCCAGTGTAATATTACCGATATCACTACTATTGAAAATATTATGATTACAAAGACTGTTGTTACCGCTGAAATATATTTCCCCTTGTGGTATGGTGTTATCTTCAAATACATTGTTTATAAATATCGACGCTGATACAGACATTAAATATCCCGAATCTGAATTATCGGTAGTCCATATATTTGTAAATTTATTGTTATCTACAAAAACTTTTGTAAATTTCATACATGCACCTATATTGGTTTTTGTTTTTAAGCACCAACCGTCAATAACATTGTTTGTAAATTTTGAACCACTGCACATAATGATATTACCAACGGTACTATCATCTTGATTTACATCATATACTTCGCCTAATACACAATTATCAACGATTGCGTTACTATTGCCAAATAAAATCATAGGATTAACAGATGTTTGAGTACAGGTGGTGTTATCCTCTTGGAAATTTATATTTTTTAACTTCGCCATAATACCCAAGAAGAATATAACTTGACGGGCGGCAGGATTGGTATTTTTAAACGTAATTGAACTACAGTAAGTACCGTCTAATGTAACTCGTATACCTACATTTAATATAGCATTATAATGACCGAACCCCGAAACAAGCCCACTGTCCTGTGTGTTTTCGTTAGTCAGTACACAATCACCCATGATATATACTACCGTGCCTCGTGTGGCTTTTGACAATGCCGCCTGTAATTTCAGTTCGTCGTGGTCGCCGTCACACACGACAAATATTTGGTTTTTGGTGATGTCCGTAATATTTTTCGCATTTTCATTTACAGCGTCAATAAATGAATTTTTATTGACAGTTGCCAAATCTGCCAATGTACGAACACGTTCGTATGTATTTGTTATGAAATAACTGTCGCCTGTGGTACTTTCGTTTTCTATGACATAGTCAAACGACGCAGATATAAATTCATATCTTTCCCCTGTCGGCGATTCGCTGTCTATCTTCATTTCTAAATTTATCTCGTGAATATGATACAATGTAAATGTCCATACATCACCCGAAATTGCCGACGGTACAGATGTAGAACTTGGGGATATACTACACGTATTTTTAATAAAATCATAGCGCACAACGATATAAATGCCGTCTATCGGTACATTTATACACTGTTCTGAAAATGTTCCGGCAATCTGTTTCCCGTCAATGTAAAACGCATCTTTCAGCGTAATATCAACCGTCATACTATCGCCCTCATATTCTTGTTGTCCGTCAAAATACAGTGTAGGCTTACTCGGTGCAACAAATTTTACTGTATGTTGCTTTTTGTCGCCAAACAGTATAGTTGTTTCGGTGTTCGCATTGATTTCATCAATACGTGCTTTCAATTCTTTGTCAGCGCTTTTTCTTGCTGATTCTTCGGCTTTTACTGAATTTGAAATATTGGTATCTGCTGTCTGTCTTTCGGTGATTTCACTGTCAATATTACGTTGCAGTTCATTATCCGCCGCCTGTCGTATTGTTGCCTCGTTGTTTATCCGACTGCTTAACGAACTGTCAGCACTTTCTCTCGCCGTTTTTTCGGCTGTGATTTGGTTCGCTAAACCCACATCAGCGTTGGTGCGTTGCGTGATTTCTGTATCCAATTTGTCGGACAGTGTGTTGTGGTCGTCCTGTATAGTCTGAAAATTTGATTTAACTATCGGCCACCATTTCGATAAAAACGTTTTACCGTCAAAATTAAAATTTAATTTCATTTTATCATTCCTTTCTAATCGTAATTGATTGGGATTTTGGTATTAAAAAAACACGCCGTAAGCGTGCTATGGTGGTATTCGTCTGTACATTGTGTCACCTCATTTTTTGTACGAAAAAAGCACGCCGTAAGACGTGCTTAATTTCTACAATTACTTATTTTTCTTTAATTCTTCAATTATTTCACTTAGCATATAAAATAGCATTCCCGTGAAAATCCCTATCAGCCAACAAATTATCATTGCTACAACATTAAACTTACCTGCAGGCCATGCGTCAGCATTTCCTATAAAATCTCTTGTACATTCCGAACCCATTATAACCCCTACAACTAACCAAAATACAAATATCGCTATTGAAAATCCTTTGAATATTTTTACTTTTAACATAAAAACCCTCCCTTTCTTGTTTGTATATTATCATATTGATACTGCATTGTCAAACAAATATTGACAAAATGCACAAATTATTATATATTAAAACAAAAAGGAGGTTATTATTATGAAAAAATTTATATTAGGTTTTATAACAGGCGGTATAATCTGTGCGACCGCAACAGGTTTCGCCGTAGAATATGCCGTAACGGCTAACCCGTTCCCTGTTGCCGTAAACGGTACGGAAACAGCGATAGAGGGCTACAACATCAACGATAATACATATTTCAAATTACGTGACGTTGCCGACGCTGTCGGCGGTTTCAATGTTGGTTTCAGTGACAACACTATTACGATTGATACCGATACCGCCGCACAACCAACACCGACACCGACTGTAAAGCCGTCAACCACTGACTTGTCACCTTTGCCGGAAGTCGCAATCGAAGTTATTGACGGTGTGCAATATGTCCGTAAATCAAACATTGAAGAAATGCTCCAAGATATTGGTTTAGGAAATTATGAATTTGCAGGCTCATACTTCTACGATAAAACTCGTCATGACGGAATATCTGTTCTTGAAAATATACCTTATTCAGAGAATGATATTACTTTAATTCCGTATGATTATTATGTTTCAACAATCATACCTGCCATAAATAGTTTGAGATAGCTTAATAACTCCCTTTTTGAGGGAGTTATTATTTTACTAACTTTCCAAACCTGCAATTTTCTTTTCTATTTCGTGTATTTGTGCTTTTAGACTATCTAAATCATTTTCATTTAATAATCGTTTACCGTTCTGCATAACCTTAGCAGCATTAAGCTCTATTGATGACATCGCTCCGATTGCAAGGTTATTACCGCCGTTTGTAGTCTTAATGCTTGTATATCCGCTTAATAATATACCGCTTTCATCAGACCATTTATATATCGTCTTGCCCTCGTCGTTTACATATGAGCTGATATATCCAACTCTTAAATACTGTCCTACACTTGCGTCTTTATTTACATTGATGTCAGTATCTGATTCAATCTTTGCACCTCTTATTGTACCGCTGAAAATTCCGTTACCCTTTTCATCAAAAAATATTACAGGGTTTCCGTCAACGTCATATAACAGAAATACAAATTGTTTTTTATTATCAACTTCATCATTACCGATATGTATTCTATCTCTTTGACTGTCCTTTATCGTCAGCAAATCGCCGACAATCTTCAACAGCTCGTTGTCGCTCTGCACTTCGTTTCGGTCTGTGTTCACCGTTCCTTGCACTTTGCGAATGTTTACGCTGTTATTCGCCGTCTGCCACTTTGCATGTTTCTTTGTTGCCTGTTCTGTCTGCCATAGTCCGATAAAAAAATCACGTCTGATATGCCCGATTGATATATTGCTCTCTTTCGGCTCCAACGGATATGCCTGATACTCAATTACCCTCTGCACATATTCCGTACCGTCTATGTCAAATACGTGTACCGTATCGCCTATTTCCAACTTTTCCGCTTTGCCGTATTCGGCTAATTTTGATAGGTCAATCAATTTACCGCTGATTGTCAACTGCGGTGCATCAATTCTATCCTCGTTATCCTCATCAAATTCCCACTTTGCATTGCGGTACAGTTTGTCCGCTGACGTATAGTCGCTGTAATCTTTGTACCCCTCTTGCACACCGTATTTTTCAATGTTTGGACTGTCTATATATGCTTTGCCGCCGTTTACACTGCTGACCGTTAAATCATCACTTCCGAACGCCCATAAACGAGTTATCATATCGCTTACGTTGCGTTCTATTGATATGCTTTGCATATTCTTTTCTAAACGCAGTCTGACGCCGTTATCTGTGCCGATACGTTCAACAATGGCAATGTTACATACAATGTTGTTATTACTGTCGATAGTTGTTTCGTGGAATATCTCGCCACGCCCCAAATTTTCTATTATCGTTTTTATAACGTCCCACAAATTTGTTTTGTCGGTAGAGAAAAAATCAATCAGCAGTTCATCATCTGCAACCCACTTCATTCCTTTGGCGGTCAACTCGGCATTTGTCATAATGTGAAAAATACACTTTTCGTTGACTTCTTCCTTGAAATCCAAAATAATCTTTACCGCCGCTTGCAGCACTGCTCTTGATGTTTCACCGATATGGTCGCCGATTGTCGGTATAAACGCTTTCTGCGCCTCATACACAAAATGCGGTGTACCGTAAACGTGCAGTGAATCCGCACCGTTCATATTTCGTGTTGTTCGGCTGATTTCGTATATATGACCGTTTACACTAACCAACATATTTTGACTGATTAGACGTGCCTTTTCGTCGTATGGATAGTCAAATTCAATACTTCCCGTATCGTTCAATATCCTTGTTTCTTTGATGTTATATGCGTTGTTCAGTACCTCACCTGTTTCAAAACTGTCTGCATATCTGTCGTGCAATCGCATAAATGTTATCTGTCCCATTTGTATATATCCTCCGTTTCTGTATTCCACACATACTGTGGATAAAATGAAAATTCAACCGTCGCCGTCGTAGATAAATTTATTGTATTCGCCCCTGTTTCCAGTTCAAAAAAACTACCTTTGATTTTTTTCATAATACTGTTGCCGTTTACGTCTGTTACCGACTGTTTGTCGCAGTCAATAACGCAGTTTTCCGACACCGTAATACTGATACCGTTACAGGTTATCGTTGTAGGTTTTGTGACGTTTGTAACACGCAAAACAGGTCTGACAGGGCGGTCGCCTGTGTTATGTATTGTACTGTCGCCTGCCGTTGTAATCGTGTAATATTCATTCGGTCCGATTGGTATTTCATCATCTAATTTGATGTTTTGGCTATCCAATATCGGACCGTCAAAAATATCAAATACCAACGCCGCCCACGTCTGCACTTTGAACGACACCGAAATGACCGCTTTGTGACCGTAGTTTTCGGGTTTGTAGTCAATCGTTTCAATAACTGTTGCGTTCCATTTGACATTCGGTGTGTCGTCAAATATCAACTCGCCACGTCCCATTAACCACGTTGTTATTTTTGTGATTTTGCTGTTCAGCTCCGACATATCCGCCGCCGATATTTGCAAATTCATTTTAAATACACGGTTTTTATAAAATTCACGGTTGTACGCATTTGCCGTTGAAAAATCATATTCACCGTCTATATACGGGCTGTCATATGTCTGTATTTTCATTTCCGGTTTAATCGGACGTGACTGCGTTTGTACAGTCACGCCGAAATCGTTTGAATGTTTGTTTTTAAAATAAAATCCGTTTCGCATTTTCTACCTCCGCACGTTATACATAGCTACCCAAAACGGCGCTGTCAGTCGTATTGATTGTGATTTTACTATTGTTGTTATAATTCTGCTGTTCAATCTTAATGCCCTTAATTGCGTCTATAATCTCACTTAACGTCTTGGTTATCTTGTCATTGCCGCCGCTGACTTCCTGTGTTATATCCGCCACAATGCCTGTCACGTCTATACTGTCAATGTTAGTTGCAATCGACTTGATGAAATCAGTCTTGCTGTTTTCCAACGCGTCATACTCTGCCTCTAATTTTTCAATAGTGGCATTGTTTTTGACTTGCAGTTGATACAGCTCCTCATCACGTTGCAGTTGTTTCATCTGCTCTTGCAGTTCTTTGTACTTCTGCTGTCCTCTGTCTGTTACTGCATTTGCGTAAATATCCAACTGTGCCTGTGTTTCGGACATATCAGCCTTGCGGTCCTCTACCGTCCAACTGTCCTGTAGTGCCTGTTCCTGTGCAGAAAATTCATCACGCAGTTTGTTGATGTAGTCCTGTTGTTGCTGTAGCATATCGTCAAACGATTCGCCCGCTTGGTCGAACATATCGTGATTTAGTTCAGTCATATTTTCGTTGTATTCTTTGCGGCTGATTAACCCCAAATCATAGTATTCCTGTGTATACTGCTGAATACGTTTTAAACCGGCGATATATTCTTCATCAGTCATACCGTAATACTTACGTTGTTCTTCCAACCAGTTCTTTGACTGCTCCACACGCTCCGAATACATATCCGAACCTAATTCACTTTGGTACTTGTCGTATTCTTCTTGCGTGATTTCGCCCTTTGTCAGCTTTTCCTTATGACGGTCCATAACACGGTTATAGGCATCAAGCGGATTATCGCCGTTATCTTGCCAGTCGTTGAAATATGTATGCTCGCTGATGTAGTCCTTAGATATGTTGTATTCTTGTTCAATCTGTTCTTTGCGTTTATCTAAATATTCTTCATTCAGCTTGTTTTTTGCCTCTACATATTCTTTGTGGCTGATTATACCCTGTGCGTACATTTGTTCGGTGTACGTCTGTATTCTGCCGATACCTGCTATATAATCGGCGGCACTCATACCGTTGTATTTTTCTTGGTGTTCCAACCAATCACGACTGTATTCGGTCATATTGTCGTATAACGTTGAACCTATACTTGACATTTCTGTCGTATAGTCCTCCCACGTCATACGTCCTGCCTCGACTTCCGCCATATTGCGGTCACGAATACGGGTAAATGCGTCAATAGGATTGTCGCCGTTGTCGTCCCAGTCATTCAGTGCCGCACGTTCTTCAATATACGACTTTGACAGGTTGTTTAACTCCTGCGTGCGTTTCTGTGTCAAACTGAAAATTTGTTCCTCTATATCGGCAATATCCTTGTCGTTCGACTTGAATTTCTCTTGAAATTCTAACCACTTCTCTAATTCTTGTGCAGTCGTTACTGCGTGCGTTTTGGTGTAATGCGTCCAATCGTCCTTGGCTGATGTAAACGCGTCCGAATTGTCTTTTCCTGTTGCGTAATGCGGTATACCCATACCCGACATTATCGCCTTGGTTTGTGACGCTGTGTACACCTTTGCACCCTTTGACAACGGCAACAACACGTCCTTGCCCTGTGGTATAAATGCACGTCCTTTGTCAACGATTAATTCTCGCGGGTCAGATATACCCGTTTCATCATTAACCATTGCCAAACCGCCCTCAAAATTTTGCGTACCTTTGGCTTTTTTTGCTTTTTTTACGAACATTCCCGAACTGCCAAACTTGGCCGCTGGAACATTTTTATCGCTTAGTCCCTCTATAGACGAACCCTCAACAGAAACAGTATAATGGACTGTCGCAAATTTGTCTTCGGGTTGATAGCCGTCAGGTTCTGCACTATTCTTCTTAAATGTAACATTGCCCTCTTTGGGTGGTGCCGTATAGTTGTCGGGTTCTGTGCTGTCGTTAGTCCATATAACTTTACCCGTTGCAGTGATTTCGCCTAATTTATCACCGTTTAGGTCGTTAATATCAAAACCGCCTGTATCGACGTTGAATTTTATAGTGACTTGGTTGTTGTTGACTAATTCTTGTAGTTCTGAATCAGCCGTATTTAATACAGATATATCCCCCTCGGCGCTGACTTGTAAATTTACATCACCTACGCCATTTACAACATCAACCGCCCGCTGTACATCTTCAATTATGGATATATCACCGCTTGCGTTAATAGCAATATTCTTATTTTCGGGAATTAGTCCCATACTGTGTGCCAAATCATTTGCTTGCTTTGTAACTACGTCCAGCGCTCCCGCTTCCGACGCTTCTTGGATTGACCTAAAACCGTTTTGCAGTAATGCGGCTTTTGTGGCTATCTCATTTGATGACGCACCGAATTTTTGCATATCCGCAGTATAATTTGATATGAAATTATTCAGCGTGTCCCCTCCGGCTTGCCATACATCATCAAGACTACTTTGTCCCGTTTGAACGAGAGCCGCCGTTGTCGCCCAATCACTCATTGACAAATCAGCATTTTTAACCGCAGTAGTGATATGCTCTAACCCTTGCTCGGTGTCACCAAACTCCATTTCCAACAAACCCGCATTTGCCAACTCACGCATTGTCTTTTCATATTCAGCCATAGTAGCTTCATTTTCAGAAATCAACGTGTTGTTGTTTGTTAGATTTTTTTCAAGTTCTTTCGACCAATCCTCTATTGCAGTACTGTTTAACAATGCTTCTATCGGAGAATTTTTAAAATTCGGATTGCCTGTTGCTTCGGACAGTTCATTGAATTTGTTATTAAATTCTTCTTGCGAAACACTGCCTTTGTCATATGCGTCTTTTAGCATTAATAGTTCACTTCTGTAATCCGCTGTTGCTTGTTGCTGTTTTTTTATTCCCTCAACATTTTCATTATACAGTTCTCTGCTTGATTTAGCGTCTTCGTAATCATCTTTTTTGTTGTTGCCGTAATCGGTTAAATCCGGAATATTCTGCTTCGCCTCAAGATAATTGACACGTTTCATTTTTTCGATTGCCTCGTCAAGTTCAGCGTCATTTACACTGATGTCCATATTGTACTTCTCGGCCAACAAATTCTTGATTTCCTCAATACGTTGTTTGGACTGTTGTAGTGTTGTTTCATCAGTGTCCGGATTATTAACTACTTGTTGTAGGTTTCGTAACTCCCATTGTAGACTGTTTAAATCACGTGCGGCATCTGCATAAGTTTTTGTTTTATCTGATAATTCGTTACCACCACGCGACCAATCCTTGCTATATTCCTCATATTTGCGTGCCGCCTTATACAATACAACCGTAGCTGTTGCCATTGCACCTAAACTCAGCACCGCCGGTCCTGCCACCGCGCCGATACTCGCCAACATTGGTGCAAACTTTGCCAATGCTCCGCCTGCTGAAAATGCCTTTTTGATGTTGCCTACTGCCTCAACGGTATTGCCCGCCCATTTGATTAGTCCGGTCGAACCTTTTGTTATTGCCCCCATTGCAACGACAGTCGCTCCGGCGGTAATTATGTTTTTCTTTTGCGCGTCGTCCATTGACGCAATTTTTTGTGTGTACTGCGACACGCCGTTTGATACATCAACAATAGTCGGCAACATTAAATCACCGAATGAACGTGCAATTTCAACAACGTTATTCTTTGCAACTGACAATTTACTCGCTGTTGTTTCAGCCTTGGCGTCAAATTCTTCTTGTAGTGCCGTATTTTCTTGATATGCGGTGTTTGACCTTTCGACGCTCGCCGTAACTAAATCATAGCCATTGACTAATGCCATCATAGCCTGTATATCCTGCGTATTGTTTATGCCTAAATCATCTAACGCAACCGTTAGATTTTCGGCTGATTGCAAGCCTTTCAACAGTCCGTTAAACGCACCGGAGCTGTCAGTGTTCCACTGCTCTTTAAATTCTTTGGCACTTTTACCGCTGTACTTCGCAAATGCCTTTAAACCTTCACCGCCGTTTGCAACCGCTTTTTCGATAGATAGCCACGTTCTGCCTATCGCACTACCGCCCATTTGTGCCTCAATGCCGAGTGATGACAGTGCTGCGGAATAACCCAACACGTCCGCCGCTGACATTCGTACAGATGAACCGTATTTACCCATACGCAGTGCCATTGACGCAATTTCCGATTCAGTTGTAGCACTATGGTTACCCAAATCAACGATTGCACTGCCGATATTACGGATTTCATTTTGTCCGACACCCATAACATTCTGAAAACGTGCCAATGTTGCGGCACCCTCTTCGCCGACCAAATTTGTAGCCGACCCCATTTGTGCCATTACCTCGGTAAAATCAACGATATTATCGGTTGTAATACCTAACTGACCGCCTGCCGCCGCAAGTTCGTTTAATTCTGCCGTTGTCTGTGGAATGGCCGAATGTCCGTTGACACCTGTCGTGGACATCTGTATTATCTTTTGACGAATGTCCTCTAATTGTTCAGGCGTGCCGTCAACGGTTTTCTTAACATTCGCGAAATTGTCCTCAAATTGGACTGCCGCTATAGCTGACGCAGAACCTAACCCCAACGCCGCCGTTGCGGCATACTGTATCGGTTTTGTGATTGTATCAATACTTTCGCCGACTTCTTTTAAACCCTTTCCGGTCTGTTGCCACCTCTCGGCATTTGCGACTTTTTCGGCGGCTTTTACTCCCTTTTCGTATTCTTCATACTGTTTTGTAGCTTGGCTGACTGCTGTTTGTGCGTCCTCGTACGCCTTTTTACTGTTAGTTAAATTATTCTGTTGCTCTTGGATAGCCGAACTTACTTTTTTATGTTGCTTTTCCAATGCGTTCAATTCAGTAGTAGTCCACTGTATAGCGCGTTGATTGTCCATATATGCCGTACTACCCTTGTTGACAATTTTATTTGCGTTTTCTAATGTGTTTATCTCATTTTTTTTCGCAGAAATCATATTTTCAATGCTTGACTTCTGCATTTTCAACGCATTTACATTTTTGTCTACAGATTTAACGTTATCCTCATATGCTTTTTTAGTTTCTTGCAGTGTTTTACGGCTTTTTGCTATAGTGCTTTCAGTCGTCTTTAGCTGATTATTGTATTTTTCTAAACTTTTTGTTCCGGCTGTACCGCTGCTCGCTTGTATATTCGCAAAATCCGCAAGTTGATTTTTGGCACTGCCTAATGTAGCCGCCAAATCCGATGCGTCACCCGTTATTCGCACTGTAATTTCGCCTATATCTGCCATTAAAACACCTCCTAATTAACCAAAAACAGCCCGCAAATACGGGCTGTCGGCTACTGTTCTGTTATTTTGCGTTGTATTTCCGCCGCTGTTATTGTTTTCTTCACTCAATGCGTCCAACATTTCAAATAACACTGTCGGGTCTTGCCTGCCTACCACGTCGGGCATTAAATGATGTGCTTTAAACATAACAGCGTAAATATCTCTTAGTTTTTCTCTGTTTTCTTGTCCGCTGTCACTGTTTCCGGTTCTTGCGGACTTTCGACGTTTTTTCTTGTCATATTCTCAATATACCATATCCACGCTTGCTTACACATTTGCATTTTTTCGGCAGGATTTCTGTCTAACACATCTTGTGTTGCCTCTGTTCCCTCAAATAGGTGGTCTACTGCTCCACCACATAGTCTGCCGATACTGTCCGTTTCCCTTGTAACGTGAATTTCCTGTATTAAACACATAGCCTCGAAATCGAACGGCTTTGATATGTACTTTTTCTTTCCCTCTGTAAACGATAAAACTTTTTGCATAATATATAATTCCTTTCTTGATACAAATTTAGGGACACTAAAAAATTAGTGTCCCTTTTAACATTTTTATGGTTTTATTATACTGTCTGTGATTGTTCCTTTTTTAACTGTTCTGCCGTTGGCTTATACTTCATATCCTCAAACCACTTTGTAGCAATTTCAGCCTTGCCCTCTGCCGTCAATTTAGTATCATCAATAACGTAATATAACGCACCGTCATGGTCAGTTGCAACCGTTGTAAATGTAGCCTTTGCTGTTTGGTGGTCTATACTTCCGCTTGACGGCTTTGTTTTACCGCCAACGTTAGACGCAAAACTGTATTTACCTTTGTAGGTTCTGAAATATCTGTACGAACCGTCATTGTGTAGTGTTCTCCACGCTACACCAAAATACGGTGCCTCTGTCTTGTTATCGACGGCAACACCGCCGACCTCGTCCATTTTCAAACCACGCCACATAGCGTCAACCTCCGGCGGAATGTCTGCATTTTCAATGTCGTGTCCCGGTTTTTCAATATATGTGCTGACTTCGTACGCGTTATTATCAGCGTCAAACGTATCACTGTTACCACTGTCGGTTGGTGTGATTTGAACCATACCCGGCAATGTATAACCGTCACCGTAGGTTAGCTCTGTCGCTGTGTCCTTGTCAACTTTGAAAAATGTGTATTTGTCAACACCTATTGTTGACGACGGTTTATTAACTACTGTATTTGTATTTGCCATTTTTTAAATCCTCCTAAAAATATACTTGTTTTGAAAATCTCATTGCTTTGTGTCTTACACCGTTTTCGGGTGGCATATCTCGCGACATTTCACGATACCACCCTGCCGCCTGCATAGCCGTATCAACCTGTATCGCTATTCGACTGCATTCACCGCCGCCGTTCGCCCATATGTCTATTGATACAGCTGTGTTCTGTGCCTGTTCCGCATTGTCATAGCAAAAACCTGTCGTTGTCGTATTTTCATAATAGCTGATAACGGGCAGTTCTTGTTCTTCATCAGGGTGATAAAAACAAACGGTGACGTCCTCTAAATTCATAGATACTAAAATATCGCGGATAATTTTATTTACGTCTACCATTCAGCTTTACCCCCTTTAACATCAATTGCAATCCCATATTCCAATCAGCTACATATGTGACTTCATAGGTTTTTGTATCTGTTATCAGATACGCACCGACCATTATATCTGAATTACGGGGACAATAAAACACATACTGACAATCAATTTGCAGTCCGTAATCTTTTGACGCCATATCCCCGCTGTACGGTTGTAAATCGCCTGTGACGGTACTTTTTTCTATGATGTCGTATGTGTTTTCGTAATCGTCATAATTTCCTTTTACGGCGATTTTTGCCGTTGTGTTATCAAACACGCTAAATATGTTATTAAACACGCTATTTTTGTTATTAGACGTGCTAAATATGTTCCGATAGTTTTCGTTTGCTGATGTCACTTGGCAAAAACCCCCTTTTACAGCGGTACGGTCTTAAACGTGATTCGTATTCTTTCAAAAATTCGTCGGTGTCGGTTGACGCGGACGACGTTTCAAATGATACGCTACGTTTATCCTCTGTAACAGACTTTATGACTTGCGGTGCGGCTGTTTGTCCGTACCCTTTTCGGCGGTACATTTCCGCCGCCATTTGAGGCACAAGACTTTGTAGTTTTGTCGGCACTTCGGCTGTGTGACAATATGAATTTATTAGATTTTCCATATCATCAATCAAAAAAGACAACAAGTCGTCTTGCTCGTTGTCTTTTATTCCTAACAGCATTTTTGCTGTACTCAAACTATCCATTGTATCAGTCCTCTTTCTTTCTGCGCGTCGGTTTCTTGGTTTCTTCCACCGTTTCCGCAGTTTCTTCCGGTTCACCGTCTGCGACATAATACCCCGACGTCAGATACGCACGGATTTGAATTTGATTTGTCAGATTGACTGTATCAGTACCGTTTGTCAAACGCATATGTACCGCCCCTTTCTTTTTATTCTGCTTTTTTGTGAACGTAAATAGCGTTCTTTTTGTTGTCTAATACGAACGCGTCGTAGTAAACTCTACCCTCAACAAGCCAACCGTTAATACCCGGAGGATTGTCGTGGATTTTGTATTCTGACAACTTAACCGGTGATGTTGTTGCGATTTTGTGTGTGATGAAAAACAAAACGCCCTCCGGCAATCTTGTTGACGGTGCAACAACAATAGGAATACCGTCAACCATACCGACTTGACCTTTGATTGCAATGTTCTGTGCAATATCACCCTGCTTGATGAATGAATCATCTTGCTTGATTAATTTGAAAAATTCAGTTGATACAATCGCTACTTTTCCCTCCGGTACGTTCTTTTCGATTAGAAAACTTGTACCGTCCAAAAATGCACTGTACGCATTTTCTTTTGTGATTGCTCCTGTTGCTGTTTGTCCTGCACTTGCGCAGATTTTTGCAAATCTGTATGTATCAATTTCCGGTACGATAACCTCTCTGATTTGACGTTGTAGGGCTGAACCTGCACTGTTTATCATTTGTGTATCGTTGTAGTTTCCTCTGTCGATTGTGAACGTAAAACTTCTGTCTTGGTTCATTGTCAGTTCTTGTACGGTGTTCTCTAATTCCTTTGGTGTTCCGTAACGGTTTGAACCCTCTTTTGTGTAGTTGTTCATTGCCGCAGTAGGTACAGAATACACGTTTACTGTTTTAACACCGACAAAATCAAAATTTTGGTTTACAACGGCATTTGACATTGACTCTTTTGAAAATCTTTCGTCAATCGCCTTTGCGTATTTGCTTGCGTAATTAATAGCCATATTTTTTTACTTCCTTTCTTTGTTTAGTTGATAAATCCCGCTAAAAACGGGTCATTTCCCTTGTCGTCCGGCTCTTTGAACTTCGGCGGATTGCCTTTCATTCTTTCTGTGACCGCCTTTTCTACCGCCGCATTGAAATCCTTTTCAAATGCGTCAATGTTCGCTTTGGTTTCTTCCGCAGTCTTACCGCACAAACGCTCTGCGAAATTCTTAGACAGTCCACGTTCCAACAGTTGGTTTGCAGTTTCGGCAACTAACTGTTTTTGTGCAAATTCAGCTTTTTCCGCGTTCAGCTTTTCGCGCTCGATACGCATTTCTTCTTTTGCTCTGTCGTCCTTGTTCAGCTTTGCCAGTCTTGCCGCCTCGTCCGCATCTTCTTTCCATTTCTTTTGTGCCTCTTCAACAGCTTTCTTTGTGGCCGCGTCAATATCTTCTTGCGAAAATGTCTTTGCAGGCTCCGCAGACGGTTCGCCTTTAGGCTCGTTCTTTGGTTCACCGTTTGGCTCGCTGTTTGGCTCGTTCTTTGGTTCACCGTTTGGCTCGCTGTTTGGCTCACTGTTTGGCTCTTTAATTGGTTCTTCCATTGATTAAATCAATCCTTTCTTTTAAATTTTGGTATAAAAATAGAACCTTTTAATGTCTTGTTCAGGACAACACTTGACCCCGTGTCGGGAGATAATCGGACCACCATTCCTTTCTAACCGGTTGCTATTGTGATGTATTTCACGGTATCACCACCTTTCACTGAATTACTTATATTTTAATATTCGCCTCTTAAAATTTTTCTTGCTTTTTCCGCCTCGTGACGGATTTCAAAGCCTGTCATATCTAAAAATAACCAACCATGAAATGGCATGAATTTTTGTTTTTTTCCCTCCGGTTCAAAATACGCCCAATCAAATCCCTGTCCTAAAGCTTCGGGTTTACCTATTGCCGTCCAAAAATCATCTGTAACAGGGAAAAAGCCGCAGTTAATCATTATATTTCGCTTATCTTGGCTTAACGTTTTCTGTGCCTCTCTCATTCCTTGAATACGGGCATTTAATTTTATCCTGTCTAATTCTATTTGTTCCATAATTATTTTTCCGAATATTTTTTTCATAAAAATCTTCCTTTCTTTTTTCATAATTAATTGGGATTTTGAGCATTAAAAAAGCACGTCTGAAAACGTGCTTTGCTTTTTATTCTATTACTTCAATACTTTCTATTTCGGTTTCAAGTATACATACTATTTCGTTATCATCTTTAAATCTACGCATTTCCAACTGTGTAATCTCTGGTTCGTTGTCCAATGCGTCTGTATAACCTGCAAAAAAACCCTCAAAAATATCACCGTCCGTGCAGTATATTTTCAGCTTTAAATCCCTATTCAATTTATTATTCTTTTCAATTTCATTTAGTCTATCATATAGAATCATATTATTCCCTCCTTTTCGGTACTACATGTGTCCCGTTCTTTGAGTAATGTATTTTAAATGTATCTGTTTCATATTTTTGACCAGTTCTATTATCAATATCTACTCCGATTATCCTGTCAATCGAAACTGTTTCAGTATGTTTCCATACTCCCTTTTTATCTCTGTTAATATCTCCTGTTCCTGCATATTTATTAACTAATTCTTGAACTTCACTAATAGAAATAGTTAGATAACTTCGACCATCTTTGTAATTGTTATGACCTATAATGTGTTTACCTTGTTTTCCCTCCTGTATTTTTAAATTATACTCATTGCGAATTTTATTTTGTAATTCAGTATTTTTATATTTTTTCCTTAAATCTTCGTACTTTGCACTGTCATTATACTTCAATTCCTGCCATTTGTCAAAACTTCTCGGCACTTCTTTTGTGCCTAATACTTTGACGTATTTCGCGTGTTGCAGTTTGTCTGATGTCTTGTTACTGTTTTTACGTTTTGCAAGTTTTAAAGCCTCTTTTTGCTCGTCTGACAGGCTATTGTACCATTCTTGATATGTGACGGAACCGTCTACAATATCATTTACACCCGTCAGCGGGTCCCTTGCTCGACGATTTTTCAAATCCACTGCAATAGTGGTTGTACAACGACATAACGGGTGCAGTACAGGATAGTTATATCCCTCTCGCGCCTCCGACAGTGGCAACACCATATTGTCCCACTGTTGACACCGTTCACACGTTCTATAGTCCAATGTTGCTAAATATCTGTATTGCTCTGCCCCTATGTCCTCATATGCCTTTAAATCAGCCATTGCGTGGATATGTGAACTCTCGGTATGTATTAACCTTGTGGCATTGTATTTCTCAACTTGGAACGCCGTAGACAGTTTCTCGGCTGTCTTGCTCCACGCCTCACCCGACATCAGTGATTTTACAACTAAATTCTGCGCCGTTGTTGCCAACCTGTCCGTATTATCCCACACACGCTCCGAAAACTGTTTGCCGTGCCACTTTGAACTTAACGCCGCGTGTATGGCATTTTCATTCAGTATAGTGAAATTTATACCGACATCAAACTGTTTTGCGCTGTCGTCTATAACTCCGTAATAGCTTTCCTTGTACACCGCTTGCAGTCGCTCTGACAGTTTCTCTATTTCCTTTACGGCTACTTTTTTTATTCGGGCATATATAACAGCTTTGACCGCCTCATAACGTTCTTTACGTGCGGCATAGGCTCTGACAGATAGTCCGTCACGTCTAATATATACTAAAATATCTTGTCGCGCCTGTTCGTCGGGTGCGTATTCCAACGATTTTATCAGTGTTTTTAAATTATCTTCCTGTTGTGCCTGCGTCAAGAAATATTCTGCGGTTTCGTTGTCAATGCCGAAACGCTTTTGAAAATTGATTTTGATTTTCTGTATTTCTGTATCTATATCCGACAGTGCCTCGTCATACAGTTTCAAAATTTCTTCGCCTGTATAATTTGTTCCCGTTTGTACCGCTATTTCTCGCCTTAGGGCGGCATCATTCCAGTATTCCTCACTTTTCATACGCTACCCCGCTATTTTTCCTTTGATGATTTCTACAATGTTTTGTTCGTTCGATTTCAGCGCCGGAACTAAATACGGTTGTGCCGCCATTTTGTATGTGCCAAATTCAACGTACATAGCGTATTCTTTGTTCGTTCCGACTGTGCCGGTTGTTCCCGACACTTCCGACGTTATGGATTTCTGTAATTCCCCCGTATCAACAGGACACAAACCTCTTGCGTCGGCCTCTACAACTTTACAACTTTCGGCGATACCCTCTGACAGTTTTTCGGTTAGATTATTGATTTTATCATCAATCATTGCCTGCACATTTTCCAACCCCTCAACGCTAAACTGCATTACCAACCGCCCCCCGACATAATATCGCTATTGTTGTTCAGTTGCTGTTGAAATTCGTTTGCTGTTTCCTGCCGTGCCGATTCCGCCTCTTCCTGTGGGTCAGTTACGAAATCCAACTGTGCTATCAGTGTTTCGGTGCTAACCATACCTTTTAGGTTTGTAATCATTTGTGACATTTCGTAATTGTTTACAGGCAAATTGTGTGTGAACACAAAATCAATCCTGTGTACAGGAACTATCGGCGTATTGTTTTTTAGGTTTAAAAAATGATTATACAGTTTAAAACGTTCTTTCAGTCCCTTTGTGATGTAACCCTCTTTGTCTTTTGTTTTCTGCTCGAACGCCAAAATCTTGTACTTAATCGCCACACCGCTTTGGTTGTTGCCGAACTTTTCGTCTGACAAATCCGGTACCATTGATGTAGTGAATATATCTTCTTTTAGGTCGTCACGCAGTACCTTTGTGTCCGCCTCTGACAACGATTTCGACAAATACTTTGCGTCGCCGTACTCATCGTTATCGGTTTGTAAAATCTTTTCGCGTTTTAATGCGCGTGCTTGTTCGCTGTCTATTTCAATTCCTTTCAATAACAGCATAGCGTCAACAAACTGTTCTTTGTCGTTTACACGGTCCGACATCAATTTGTTATATCCGTCTATCAGCTGTATTTGTTGCTCAAAATCGCCCTGTTTTTCCTCGTTATTGACGTATTCTATCATAGGCACGCCACCAAAGAAATGTATTGCTTGATATGTCAATTCAAGCGTGTTCCAATTATCCTGTTTTGACTGATATGTACATATTTCGCTATCCGTGTATATATTGCAGACAATACCCGTTACAACGTGATTGACGTCGTATGTTTTATAATAATAAACACCGAACAACGGAAAATGTGTACAATCGTCGTTATATACGACAAATGCCTGTCGCGGGTCTATTTTGACACTGCGTGGCTGTGAATTTCCGTCCGAATATACTAACTCGTACCCTCTGCCGTATATGCTGACATTCTTCACGATTTCTTTGTCAATCGACTGTATATCCTGTTCCAAATAGACATTTATAATGTCGTCAATATTGTACCCGTCAGACGGTGTATAACTAACAGGGTTGCCGATTAAATATGCTGTGCTGATGTCTGTAATGTATTTTGCGTGGTTCACCATTATTTTATTATTCGCCAATCCGTCCGCCTCTCGTTCTCGGTGACAAATTGCGTGATTTCCCCTGTAATAGTTCATCAATTTTGAATATCTGCCGTTACGACGTTCGTGTTTTTCGATTAATTCGGCTATCAGTTTGACCGTTATACCGTCTTTGATTAATTCTTCGTCTAATCGCATTAATATAATTCCTTTCTACTGCGTATTTTTGCGGTTTTGTTCTTCATATCGTTTTCCAACGCATAACGCACGGCGTCTATGGTATGGTTGTTTTTGTCCGGAAATTCGTCTTTAAATCCGTCGTTTCCGTCCGGTTCCAATTCATAGTTTAAAAATTCCTCTGCCGTTTTCGGACAACGGATATTATCAATAATGATTTTGTCTAACGACTGCAAAAATTTGATACCGTAATTTACGCTATCCGGCCCTTTCTTTGCACCTGTTATACGCAGTCCGTACCGTTTCATTTCCGCAATACTCTTCGGTTCTGCGCTATCAGCGATTATTTGATTTTGCGTGTTCTTCTTCGTCTTTATCCTTTCCGCCGCGGATTGATTTGACATACCTACCTTGTAAATTTCGTCAAATATGTACAGTGTTTTTCGTTTTTTGTCATAGTGACATTTCACATACACAAACGGGTCCGCCGCATATCCAAAATCGATACCCTCGCGGATTTGGTCGAACGTGTCAACGTGTTCATCAGACAATCTGACTATATCCACATTTGCGAATATTTCGCCACCCGTTCCGGTGACTTCGCCTAAATATTCATGATTGTATGCGTCTATATTACGTTCTTTTAGACTTTCCGCCTCCGCAATGAACTGTGTCCCTAACCATTCCGGCGGAACATCTAAATAACAGCTATGATGTGCGTAGCTGTGTTTATCAATTTCTAATATGTGTTTATTAACCCAGTTACGCTGTGATTTTGGCGGATTGTATGAATAAAATACGACAAATTCAGAACCGCCACGCATTAATGATTGATTGATATTACGGATTTCTGCAATGCCGTTAAATTCCGCAGTTTCTTCATACCAAATATACTTTAAATATCCCTTTGATACTTTTGTCGATTTTAATTTCTGTGGTTTATCTGCACCACGGAATAAAATTTTCTGTCCTGTTGGTTTGTATACCAACTCCAACGGACTTAATTTCTGTTTCCACAAATGTGATACGCCCAACTGCTCTATCGCCCAAACTAATTGTTCATACACGCTGTCTTTCAGATATACGCCGACTTTACGAATTGCGACAGCGTTTGCGTCTGCGTTGTTCATTATACCGTTTATAATCTCAATGGATATAAACGACGATTTTGTTGAACCTCTGCCGCCTTTCAGCCAATAGTGCGTATATTTTTTATCGTGTAGTTTTCTATGCACCGGATAAAATGACGGTGCGATTTTTTCAGATATTTTAGTCCCCATTTTTTTCGCCCCCTATATCATCAATAATAACGACAGGTCCGTCATTTTCTATCTGTGTCCTGTCTGTAAACAATGCGTAGTATTTACCCAACATTTCCGCCGCACGCAGTCTGTCTTTGGCAGGCGGTTTTCCCTCTGTCAGTTCTTGAAAACCGTCACCGACAAATATCGGGATATTGTCAACGTTTTCGCCACGCATTACCGCCGTGAGAAATTCTATGACTTCGTTCGCCTGTGCTGTGTTTTGCTCGTGCAGTTCTTTCAGACGTTCATCAATGGCCTGTTTGATTTCGTCTTTTTTCATTAGCCGGCTTGCCGCCTGCGGTGCTGTTTTTTCACTGTAACCTGCCGCAATAGCCGCCGCGGTCTGATTTCTCTTGACATCATTTACATATGCGTCAACGAACATTTTTTCTTTTTTCGTCATAGTTTCTCACCTCGCTTTGTTAATATATTTCCCGCTGTTTTTTAATTCCTACCATTAACGCGCGCGTGTGCGTACGCAAACACCTTAACAAAACTTAACAAAAAATTAAATAAATCCGTTTTTTGTCAACGCACGTTCTAACGCTCTGCGCTTGTGCTGGCACTCACACCATTTACGATTATTAAATCGCCATTTGCATATGAATAGCCATTTTGAAAATTTGTATGTCAATCCGTATTTTTTTGATTGTTTACGGATTTTTTTATTTGTTTTCGTATTTTTTTCGTAATATATTTTCATTGTTGGTCCTTTCTGCACTAAAAAAGCGGTGGAACTTTCCGCCGCTTGGTTCACTTTTTTATTTTATTGGTTAGGGCGGCAAGATTTGAACTTACAACGTCCGCATAGGTGAAAATATCACCCGTGCAGTGTTCTAACCTGTTGAACTACGCCCTATTATATTTTTTTGCAATCAAAAACCGCCGTTTACACGCTACGGCGGTTCTTCGATTGATAAGAGGCGAAAAGGATAAATCCTCTTTGTGAATTTTTCACATTATCATAATATCACATATTAGTGTCCGTTTTTGTCCGCGTTTTTATTTTTTCTAAATTTTTTATTGCGGACATATGTATCTCGTATACTTTCGTACGCTCATAATGCAGTTCTTCGCATATCTGAAACATTGGTAAACCAACTATGTATTTGAAACGCAATACAGCTTGTTCTCTTGGGTCATTCAGCTGTTCTATTGCCGCCTCAATCTTTTTCAGTTTCTTTACCGCCGCCGAATATGTTGTTTTGTACTGCTCGCGTAGGTCAACTAACTTACAAATCAGTTCCGACTTGTCCGGTGTTTTTCCGCCGCGGGGAGTATCATTGACAACTGATGTAATTTTATTTATTTGTGATTCTAAGCTGATTATTTGTTTTTCAATACTTTGAACATTATTTAAAATTTTTCGATATTCTTTTAATTCTGCTATTTTCAACGATATATCCCCCTGTTTCGTAACTGATTTGTGATTTTTAGTTTTTCAGCAATAAACGGTGTTGACCGTTCTTACTGACGACGTATAGATATTCCGGCGTTTCCTTTTCAATCTTCCAGTTTTCCGGTTTCAATCCATGCTCGGCAAGAAATATCTTCTGTCGCCTGTTCTGTTTTATCAATCCTTTCAACTCTTTGCATCTTCTTCACAATTTACTACTTCTCTGTTCCATATGCACAGAACATCTTTAAATGCAATATCTGCCGCCGTCATATCACTTTCTATCGCTTTTAGCACCAATGTTAATGCCGCCGCAATAGCCGGCGTTACTGCATTACTCATGGGATTTATAACGTCCTCCATTTCCGCTATATAATTTACTATTAACTCTCTGTGTATTTTCTTCACTTCGTTCATTTGCTCGTTCATAGCTTTCTGTTTGTCTTTACTTACTTTGTAATTTACAAAAATGCGATTTAATTCATATGTTTTGCGGATAATAAAATCTTCTTTTTCCTGTTTGTTCATTTTATGTTGTTCCTGCTCTTCGTGTTGTTCCTGCTCTTCGCGTTGTTCCTGCTCTTCGCATGGCTCGTATTTCGCATGAAATACGTCCGGCTTACACGGATAATATTCGCCACGCAATCCTCGAATGATGTAATCGCCTACATCTGCTCTCATTTCGCCGTTAAATGTGGATATTACCGGAATACCAAATACAATATTAACGTTTTCTGTGTTGGTAAATTGCAAAATTTCTGCGGCATTTTTTCCTGTCCATTCCACCGCCTCAATTTCACATGGTTTAGCTATATATCTCATTTGTTAATTCCTCCGTTTTCGTCTGTTCTTTTGGTACACTTCTTGTAGTGATTTTTTTCACACATTCCGCATTTTGTTGTATTCTCTGTAATATCTATCAATCGCAATCATAGCATTTCTTAATCGCTTTTTGCTCATGCCAACATCAACTATACAACGCGTTCCTGCAAGCGTCAGTACATAGACTTGTTTTTTATTTCTTTGTGCATAATCAATAATACACTCATTTAACAATGCTTGAAATGTCATTTGTGACGTTATGCGTTTCAAATCACCCGCCTTTAATTTTCGTATATATGGTTTCCCGTACTTTGATTTATATTTTCTCATTTACTTGTCTACCTTTCTTGTTTTTTTATAATCATCTGTATCTGTAATAGATAACTCTTTTAAATTTTCTGCAAAACAATCGTCACTGTTTTTGTTGGTGATTTGCGAAAAATAAATATATCGGTGTCTGTTGGTATATTTTTTGTAAAACCTATCAAATACCCAACGGCATTTTTTTTGACAAAAACCGTAAAAGTTTTCCGGTGTTGCATTTTCGACCATATCAATAATTGCCCATATTGCAATCAAACATTCCTGCTTGAAATCATCTATATCCGCCTCGCCGAAAGATACGTTGTGATACATATTTCGGTATATGAATATATCAATATTTTTTTCAGCATTTTCTTTAAACAGTTCTCTTGCCTTATGGTTTTCCGGTAACCCGTAGGCCGTGTTAGTATCCCATTCCAAATTATCAATACGATTATTATTGGGATTGCCGTCTAAATGTTTTACCTGTCGGCTGTTCCCCGTCGGCTCTCCTTCAAAAGTTAATAATACAAGTTTTGCAACACTTCTTCGCACTTGACTTTTACCGTTTCTTAATCTCACCATTAAACAGTCATTATTCCCTATGTATTGCGACATAATTACGGACGGATATGTACGTGTATTAATATATCGCTTCTTGCTCCGTACCTGTCCGTAGTTACTGACTTGGTATACCCCCTTAAACTCCTCTATGTCTTTCCACACTTCGCGCATACTTCACCGCCTCACCACTTGACCGCCTCATTAAATCGTTTTTTTTGTTCGGCTTGTGATAATTGGGTATATATTTGCGTAGTATCAATACTTCCGTGCCCCAACAAATCTTTTAACAACGACATATCTACGCCATTGTTTAACGATTGTATAGCAAAAAAATGTCTGAACGCGTGCGGATGCATTACTTCTTTCCGTATTTGATATTTTTCAGCGAAGTCTTTCAAACGTGAATCAACGCTCCTTGTAGTCATATGCTGTCCTTTTTTTTGCCCCGGAAACAGCCACCGTCCTTGCACACCTGCAAAATATTCCTTGCTTTCTGAAATCAGTCTATCCGGCACCCAAATGCGCCGACTATGACACTTGGTGTCTAAATCGATATATCCGTCCTCCAACGTTTTTTTCTCGAATCGGACAAACTCGCTGACCCTTGCGCCTGTTTGTCCTAAAAAACGGACCATCCAATACCCTTTCATCTTGTTGTCCGCTTTTAGGCATTTCAACAATTTGTTATATTCTTCTACGGATATAACATTGTCAACGAAACTCTTTTTTTGCACCGGCAATTTGCTCACATTCAGCTTTGTTCCTTTGAATTTTGCAAATGCCATTAAACCCGATAATCGTAAATTTATCGTTTTAGGTGTCTTTCCCTCGTCTTTCAGTTCCTGTATCCATTTTTCAACGTTACTGTCATTCAGACAATCGTAATGTGAAAAAAAATCACTCACTGAAAATACATAGGAATACGCTGTATTATGTGACCGCCGTTGTTTCGATAAAAACGCCTCAAACTCGGGCATCTCTTTGTTCTTTAGGCGCTCGATTTCCGCCGTCTGTATATCGTTGTTTAATATAATATTCGACTGTGAAATATTATTCTGCGGATTTGACGTATTTATAATATTTATAACTACATTACCACCTTGGGAACCTTGCGGTAATGCCTGCATTATTTGATTTAATATTTCCGTTTCGTTCATATCCTCACTCACCTTTTTTAATGATTATCAAACATATGAAACATTCTTCGCCAATTCCAAACATCATTGAAATACATTGGCGTGAACCAATAGCAGCTATTTTCGTTTGTCATTGTCATTTCATACATTGCCTCGGTGTCTGTTGTTGGTTTTGCAAGTGAATCGCCAATCTTGACATATCCTGCACAGCCTAACAGTGACAGCTGTATATAACACATTTTTGCCGTTACCGCATCTAAATCTTGACCTACAAATAAAATTTGATTTTGCCAATTAAACTGCTTTTCCGCCGCAGTATTGGCAAACGCAATCAGTAACGCCCCTGCACCACAGGCGGGGTCATTTACTGACGCAAATCCATTCGCTTTTATTTTTCTTTCTATGTCGTCTATCTGCAATATCGCCATTGCTTTGCATACACTGTACGGGGTGAAAAATTGTCCTTTCCAGTGGTTCCCTAACCCTAATTCCATATACAACTCTCCGAGGAAATCACAGTCCCTGTTTTCCTCCATTCCATTAATGACGTGACCTGCCATTTCTGAAAATATTGGCTGTTCATTCTTTGTGTACTTGCGAATAATTTGCATATACATTTCTTCTCTCTGTTTGAAATGTACCCTATCTATTCCATTTGATATAGCACAGGCAAACATTGATATGAAATCAGCGTATATTTCCCATGTTTGATATTTACCGCCGAATTTCTGAATACACTTCACAAACTCGGCTTGATGTTGATTTTTTATATTACCTCTCATTTCTGTGCCTTTTGTTCCCTTCTTCTATATCATTTCATTTCCGTACTGTTTTAGCGACCCGTATACCGTCGCTACCGCGATATTTAATTCTTCGCTGATTTCTTTAATCGTGAACCCTTGGTTTTGCAAAAACACAATTCTGTTGTGATATATATACCGTTTATTGTTACTTCGTGACTGTGGTTGCGGTTGTTCACCGTTGCAGATGTACACCCATTTAGGGCATACACCTTTTTTTAGCGCGTCGGTGACATTGTGACACGCCTCACTGATACAGGTCACGGAACAAAGTTGTATTGAAAATGGTTTCCCACTGTTTTCGTCGATTTTTTCGTTCATCATTTTTCCACATACTGAACAATATGTCTTTCTCATTTTTGCTCCTCCGTTTTCAACTCAATCCATATCAGTGCTAAAGTTTCGTCAGCGTCGTATGAGTTGCCGTTGTATTCTGTTTTGGTATGTTCACGCAATAAGACTCCCTTCTTATCACGGTAAATGCAAGTTACCGTGATATATTTGCGGTCGGAGGGGGTTACATCACTGTCCCATCCCTTCGCTTTAAACGTGTCACCGACTTCGACAGTGTCGAAGTCTTTTCTAAATATTTCGATATTTTCACAATTCGTATAATACGCGTACAATGGCGCTTCTTTCATTGCTCTTATTTCCATTTTGTTTTTTCCTCTCTTTCTTCTCAATCGATTGGGATTTAGTCGGTTATTTCAATTTGACCGCCCATATCCAAAAATCCGTCTTTCAAATTTCGTTTGAAACCCTCGCTCAACGTTCCACCGAAATCTGCCAACTGTTGCATATCGAAATACATAGCCATTATTATCCCAACGCATATACCCGATACAACCACATATACATTTGGTTCTAACGGATTATCACGATAATAATATTCCGGTGCGAATTCATCACGAAATACATCTAAATATTTTTCCTGTATTATCATTATTTTTCCGTCTGCCATAACAAACATTTTGTATGTTTGTTTACCGGACGTCAGCGAATATTTTAACGGCTGTAACTCTTTCAACTCGTCAACATCAATAACCGGTTGTGGGTTTTCTGTGTTATCTGTCAACGTAAAAATATCTTTGACCTCATTGTCACCGCCTATTGCAGTAAAATAATCATCAACCGTCCATTTCGGACAAATTCCTTGCACCATAACCGCTACGTGACCCTCGGATAAAAATTTATATCCGCCGTATGACAGTAGCATTATTTGACGATTTTTCTTGCATAATTTCAGTATGTATTCTAAATTCATTCTGTCGCCCCCTGTCAAAATGTTACGGCAATGTTCAGCACCGCCGCCGCAATCCAGTATATTGTGTGTCGCCAATCACCTGTAATTGTATACGGTATAGCTGATGCACCCTGTAGGACTATCAGTGCCAACGGCAATATTTTCTCTTTGCTCATTTTTATACCCCCTCAACTCTTGTGCCGTCCTCATACTCTAAAAATCGGACAGCCCCGTCATATTTCACTTCGTAACCTGCAATATCTTCGGGCATTAAAAATTTCTTCCCGTAAATATTCTTCATATCGTCCCACACATCAAATGGGACTGAATAAAATTTGTCCTGTATATTTATCGCCACAAACGTAATGGCTCCAAAATCCTTCTGTTCTCTTAGCCACTCCATTTGCGTATCTGTTACCGCATTTCTTTGTATACGGCTTTTCTGCGTGCTTTTCGCCTCAAACGCAATAGCACGACCGCCGTACAGAACCCCTTTGAAATCCGGCTCTGCACGGCCTGTAAAACGACCGCTGAATTTATTCCCTGTTGTTTTTTTCGTAACTATGTACGGTTCATTGACTTTATTAATTATCGCTATCTCTTTTTGACGGTAATAGTTGCACCCTCTCATCAATAAACCCTCAAACGCTCTGCCCCTTGCCGAACTCACTTTATTTCTCAAAATTTGTTCGCCATTGTTATTATTTTCATTTGTTAATTCGCGGAATTGCTCCGCTGTCATTCTTTCCATAATGTTTACCTCTCTTTTTTGATTTCATTTTGTTTAACATTACACATTTTTCAAATGATTTAATATCTTCCGCCGTTGCTCTCGGTGCGTTTCCGCATATCCGAATTATGCACGGTGTATCTTCGTATTTACAGCCGTTACAACCGTCATTCATTTTTCAACACCGCCTAACCATTACATACTCTTGGTACGGAAAACCGCTGAAATCGTGGAACCCGTCAAACCTATGTATTATTTCATAGTGTTTTTTCGCTCTCGGTGTGCTTGTCCACCTTTCGGATTGTATTATTCTGTATCTGATTTTTGGTTTTTTCATATTTCGGCTACTTGTGAAATCTTTTTCCGATTTCTCGCTGTCGCCTTTTACAAAATACATTGCCAAATCATACATAGAATCAGTGTATATATTTTCTATATGCACTTTTCCGTATTCCCACAGGTTGACAATGATACCTATTTCAAATACATTTTTGATTATAAAATGATGATGTAACCCACCCTTGACACCGCGTTCGGTCATTGCGGTATATGTCAACGGTATGTCTTTCTTTTTTAACTTCTCTCGCAATCGGCGTATAAATCGACTGCGTTGTTTTTTTGCCATTACCATACTATCGGGACGTTCCGTACGTCTGTATGTTAATGTCACCCACCAATCCGACTTTTTGAAATTTGTACAGATATTCCACACTATGCGTTTTTTCTTCAACAACTCATTTCTTCGCCGTTGAACCTCTGAACATTCATTCCAATTCGGACCTCTTGGAATATTCTTTTTACCGTATCTTGCGGAGAAACTTTTTTCTTTGAAAATGTGTTCCCCTGCAATGATAGTTTTTTCTATGTATGCCATATATCTTAATCTGCTTTCGTCCTAAAATTAATTACTTAAACAAGTTATAAAACCTTGAAAAATCAAGGTTTTTTTGTTTTTTGCTATTGCCTATTTTTTCGATATATGATATAATAGATATGTGGGTATCTTTATATCACATATAGTATTTAAAAAAGTAGTGGTTTGGCTGAACCACTATTTTTTTTTGCCTAAATCTTCAATCGACATCTGCACCGACTTTGGCGGTGCTGTTCGTTGCGTTGTCGGTTGTTTCGCCTGTCTGCATTTCCGACAGATAAACCCGCCTGTCGGCGTTACCGCCCCCGGTATATTCTTCGGGTCAACATATGTCATATACCATTGACCGCAAACAGCGCATTGATGATTGTATGTCTTTTGTCTGTAACTCATATCGCAGGCACTTTCTTTTTGAACAACGGCAATACCTTTTTGTCATTCACCGTTGCTCCGCTTTCACGGTTCACCAATGTTAAAATCTCGTCCGTTTCGCGAATAAATCGCTGACGCGGACTTTCATAGTCCTTTCTATTTTTCTTGTTGGACAGTAAATCGTCCAACATTTGTAGGGCCAAACACCTGCCCTGTTCATTTAATTGGTCTATTCGTTGTATGTATTTGTCGTACAT